TGAGCGTGCCGTTGATCTGGGTGGCCTATACCCACCTGTGGATCGACGGGCGCATGGCATTTGTCAAGATTTGCAGGTATAGTGCCGACATAGCACTGGCGGTTCATCCGCTTTTCCCGTGTCCGCCGTTCTGGAGCCTGTAGATGTTCGACCCCGTTAGCATTGGCGTGGCCATCAGCGTTGGCAGCAAGGCTTTCGGCCTGCTGAAGCAGGGCATCGCCGCTGGTCGCGAGATCCAGGACATGGCGGCCCAGTTGTCGGAATGGGGCAAGGCTGTCTCTGACATCGCCTACGCTGCTGAGAAAGCCAACGAGCCGCCGGGCGTGTTCAAGACGCTGTTCGGTGGCGACACGCAGAAAAGCGCCATCGACATCTTTGCCGCTCAGAAGCAATGCGAACAGCAACGCAAAGAACTCCGGCAGCTCATTAGCTATTCATATGGGAACGATGCCTGGCTTCAGTTCCAAAACATTGAGCGCCGTGTGCGGGAGCAACAGCGAGAGCAGGTTTACCGCCGACGCGAACTTATTGAGGGGCTGATTGAGGCTGCGCTCTGGACGGGCATCATTGCAGTGACAATCGTTCTTGCGGGCATCGGCCTCTACTTCTGGGGCGTCTATCTGGGGAGGTGGTGATGGTGCTGGAGCATTGGGTGTGGCCTGCCTTTGCCGTGGGCATCGGCTTGGTTTTCTATTTCAGCGGAGATGGGTTCTACCGCTACCCCTGCCAAGATCCTGCAAACTGGTCTGCGATAGAATGCACGCCACCTGTTTGCCTTCGCACCAAGAACTGCGCTGAAGACCTGACTGGAGGAGCCGCGCCATGAGCAAAAACAATCCTGACTTTCTGGAAGCCAAGCTGCGCTATTTCATCGGCGTCTCCCTGACGCTGATCCTTGGTGGCAGCATCTTCATCATCCTGTATTCGCTGGTCTTCGTGACGCAGCCGTTGGGTGAAAGCTCTGAAAACGACCGCGCCCTATTTGCCATTCTGACGCCCATTGCCAGCTTCATCACTGGGGCCTTGGGCGGCGTGATGGCCGCAGGCAACAACCGCAAACGCGACGAACCGCAGGAGCCGCAAGAATGATCGGGAAGATGATCGGAATGATGATTGGCCGCAAGGCTAAGGAGAAGGCCGTGGATGCGGTGCTGTCGAAGGTGGATCTGCCTGATCCTGTGGAGAACGCCATCAAGGCCGCCGCCACTGGCAACGTGGGCGGCCTTTTGGGCCAGGTTGGAAAGATTAAGAAGGTCTTGAAGAAATGACCCTGCTGACCGTTGACCAACTGCGTGCCATGATCCCGACCAACAAAGAGGTCGAGGAATGGTGCGAGGAACTGAACAAGGCGCTGCCTAAGTACGACATCACCACCGACAAGCGCATCGCTGGCTTTATCAGCCAGTGCGCCCACGAAAGCATGGACTTCACGGCCATGTCCGAGAACCTGAACTATCGCGAGGAAACGCTAAACAAGGTGTTCCCGCGCTACTTTGGCCCCGGCAAGCGCAACGCGGCAGAGTACGCGAAGAACCCTGAGAAGATCGCCAACTATGTCTACATGGATGAGTTCCGCACCAGCAAGCTGGGCAACACTCAGCCCGGTGACGGCTGGCGCTTCCGTGGCCGTGGGCTGAAGCAGTTGACCGGGCGAGACAACTACACCCGCTTCGCCAAAGACTACAACATGACGGCAGAAGAGGCCGCCGTGTGGGTCGAGACCAAGGAGGGTGCGCTGGCATCGGCCCTGTGGTTCTGGAACACCAACAACCTGAACGCTATCGCCGACACCGGGAACGTAGCTGCGCTCACCAAGAAGATCAATGGCGGTGACATTGGCCTTGCCGACCGTCAGGCGCGCTATGCCAAGGCGATGGCGGCCTTGGGTGGCAAGATCACAGCTTCGGCCCCTGCCGCGGCTCCTGCGGCCTCTGGCGGCGTCCTGCGTCGTGGATCTAAGGGTGACGATGTGAAGAAGATGCAGGCTAAGCTGGGCCTGACGGCTGACGGCGATTTCGGCCCTGGCACAGAGGCTGCGCTGAAGAAGTGGCAATCGGCCAACGGGCTGACGGCTGATGGTGTAGCGGGTCCGAAGACGCTGGCCAAGCTGCTCGGCTGATCGACCCTAAACTGGGAATGCTCGGCCATGCGCTGGGCATTTTCATTTGTGAGATCGCGAGGGGCGCTATGGTTGAGATAAGCCGTAGCGCAGTCTGATCCTGACCAACACAAAGCCTGTGTGCGCCCCTCGCAATTCAAGTTAGCGGTTCAGCCCAAGGCCTGCAACCGCTTTTCCCGCGCGATGTTCTCCAAGGCCCGCTCAATGGACGCCTTGCTGGCCGACAGCTTGACCTTGGGCTTTGTCTCGCCGTCGATGATATCAACCCACACCTTGCTGGTCGGGCTGACCCGCTGCGGCGAGAACTGGTGCATGGGCAGCACGATCCCGAAACGCTCACAGGCGGCGGCGATGCTGGATCTGTGCATACCATAGTGGTCCGCTGTGAGCGTGAGATGCCAGCCTTGGTCCTTAGCGGCTTGAATCATGTCGCGGGTGATTACTCGTCTCGGCGGTGCCATTCGTATCGGTCCTTGATCTTGTTGATGGTGTCTAAGTTTTGCTGGAGCATGTAAAGGATCAACTCCAGTTGCTCGGGCGTTGCCCAAAGCCCACCCGGCACGCGCACAAAGCCAGCGGCGCGGATGGCCTGCGCTTGGGGCGATGTGTCGTGCCGGGTGCGGGTCATAGCGAGATGATCTCCCCTATGTAGATCGGCCTCGGCTCTTGCTCCCATGCTTCTATGGCATCGCTCATGCCGTCAGCCGAAACGTAGTTGTCGCAGCACTGGATGCGGCACGATCCGACGAACTCATACTCGTCAGGACTGCGGATCGTCACGGTAGGCTGTTGGCCGCACTTAGGGCAGGGCTTCATGGCTCTCTCCTTTGATCTCTGCGAGGGTGGCGCGGGCTTCGTGGATTTCATCGTCCAAAGGCGCTAGACCACGCTCGTATTCATCTTTGCGAAACAGGTCATATTCCCCAATCACGTTTTCCAACGCCTCCACCGCCTTCGCCAGTAGGTTCTTCTCATCCCGATACCTACCTTCCCAATAGCGCGGGTCTGCCATATTCGCATGATGCTTCGTCAGGCTTTTAACCTTGGCCTCCAACTCCTCCGCATAAGCCTCGGCCTCCTTGGCGTCACCCTGTGCAGCGGCCAGTTGTTCGGCAAGTGCTTCGATGCGGTCGGCGGCGGCTTCACGGGCATCGTTGATTTTGCCTTCGTCGTGTTCCTCCCAGTCCCGCAGCCGTGCGATTAGTTCTTCGTCGCTCATTTCGTCCTCCTCCATCATCTGCTTCATCAACGCTGGCACCTTGCGCCACTTGTACAGGCTGGCTGGCGACACGCTATAAAGAGCCGCAGCCTTCTTTACTCCGAAGCGCGCGGCAGAGCGCATGGCCTCAACGCGAAGCTGGTCGGTCAGGCCGTAGTCTGGATGCAGCCCGGTCATCTGACACAACTCTCCTGCACCCACTGCTTGTCGGCGGCGATGCACTGTTCGTAGCGCACCTGACTTTTTTCCATGTCGGCAAAGATCACCTGACCCAGCCCGTAGATAAAGAACGCAAGGCAGGCTATTGCCGCCAGAAGCGGGATGTTGTCCCAGAAGTCACTCATCTGCGCCCCCTGTTCCAAGCGAGGCGCGAGATCTTGTTCGCCAGATCGTCCAACTCCTCGACCGATACGCGGTTGTCCAGCAGCGCCGTGTAGATCGCGTTGGTCAGCCGCTTCGAGGGCAGCACAGCCGACCCCTGAATGATCGCCGCCACCGCCTCGGACTGCACGTCACGCACGGGCATGGTCTTCGGTTCTCTGTTCCAGAACATCATTCGTCCTCCTCCGGCAAATCAAAACACACCAGCCGCACCACGCGGCCATCTGCCACCATCTCGGCCAGCGTGGCTGCCACGACGGCGTCTGACATGTTCATGTCCTCCGCGATCTCCTCGACTGTGGCGCGGCCATCAGCTTGCAGGTTGCCCAAGATGAAGGCGGCCAGCGTATCATCCCGTGATACAGGCTCGGCTTCCAAGATGCTCACAGCCAGCCAAGGCGTGCGGTCTGGCCGGGTCATGTTAGGCACGACGATGGCCTGCACCTTCTGGCCGACACGCACGCCTTTTTCGAGCATGACCTTCGACGGGATGAACACGTTCTCGTTGTCCGCCGTCAGGGCGAAGGCACTGCCAGTGGCGAGTTGGTTAGTTAGAAGAATGGTCTGTTGCATTGTTTGCTTCCAGTTGCTTGAGTTGGTCTTCTGCGTCACGTTGGTAATGGATCAAAATACCTATTTCTTCTCCCACCCACGCAGGGCGCACTCCGTCACCCCACTTGTCGATGAGGTGGTCAATCTGCCCCTGCTTCTGGGCGATGTAGTCGCGGAGTTTGTCTGCTTCGGTCATCATTTTATCCCCAGTCTGTCCAGTGCGAAGTACGATTGCTTGAACGATGCGATCAGGCGATCCACGCTGTCGATCTTCGCGTCGATGTGCGGGCTTGGCGTGTCGCCGGGGATGTTGGTCAGCGTCTCGCGGTAATCCCACAGCGCGGTCAGCACGATGTGGGTGTCCATGGATCCCAGTTTTACAGCCATGATTAAAACCCCAGCGCATAGCCGATCAGCATCAGGCCGTAGCCGATGGCGAAGATTGCGATGCAGGCGATCAGGTCGGCGATGGCGTCACGAATGCGGTATTTCATTATTTGATCTCCTTGCTTTCAATTGCCATGACCTGCGACACAAACGCGGCGACATTGCGCTGTGCTGCATCGGCGACGATTCCCTGCACCAGCATCAGAACCTGTCGGATCTGATCGTCATGCAGAACGGTTTCCACCACAGCGTTTTCGCTGGCCAGCTTGACTGTGCAAACCAGTGGGTTGTCAGATCCGACAGCCGACCATGATGATTTCGGGGCGATCTTCAGTTCAGTGATTTTCATTTTTGGTTCTCCTTGTTGATGTTGGCCTTCTGGATGCCAGCCCCGCAAGGCTGGTCACCGGAAGGTCAGGCTGTAAAGAGTTCGCCGTCCTGAGTTTTCTGAATGATGTCCAGCGCAGGATCTGTGCGCGCCATCATCGCGTCGGCAAATGGCACATTTACCGCGTATTCGTGCCGATAGCCGGGATGCAGCGCAGCTTCTTTGCGGTCGTAATTGATCCATAGCATCGCATCGCCGCGCGCGCTTTTCAGTTTGTTGATGATTTCCAAGGCTGACATTTTAGTCTCCTATCAAAACGGCGTATCTTCGCCGGGGTAAGTTGGTTTCCACTGTGGCGGCGCGTAGGCTGCGGGCTTCGGCGGGGCCTGCCGGGGGATGATCCCCAGCAGGTCGAGGTGGTCGGCGAGGGTCATGCGGTGGCTTTTTCCAGCTTGTCCGCATTGACGTTCAGCAAGAGCGCCTGCGTGTAACCCATCCGCGCAATCTGTTCTGCGTTATCGCGGGCGGCAATCTTGGCCAGCGTGCGCAACCATGCTGCGTCGGGGCGGCCCTGGCTGTAACGCTTGCGGTCAACCGGCATTGCAGCGCGGATGCAGTCGGCGCCGTAAACGCCAAGGCCGGAAAGCTGGATGCCGACCTTCAGAGCGCGACCGCAGCAATCGCAGTTGGTCTGGAAGTCAGCGCCGATGATTTTGGTCTGGAAGGTCATCTTGGTCATCCTTGTTTGCTAGTTCGTATTGACACCCTACACGATGCAGCGACCCGTGCAAGCGAAAAATCGCCACTTGACACGAATATTTTTCGCCATCATATCTCGGGGCAGAAAGGAGACCGCAATGAATTTACCAACGCACGCCCTGCTCGCGGCCTGGCTCACAGCCAGAGGCATGAAGGCAGGGGCTTTCGGGGCGCTGATCCCCGTCAGCAAGGACGTTATCAGCAAGATCATCAACGGCAAACGCGCGCCTAAGCCTCACGTCGCAGAACGAATTGAGCGACTGACGGGCGGCGATATTGCAGCAGACCAATGGAGCGCCAAATGAACCGCAGCGAGATCCTCGACACCGCCAAGCAGTACGTCACCAAGGACCGGGCCGACACGCACGGTGACGCCGAAAGCAACTTCGGTCTCATCAGCGCATATTGGTCGGCGCACCTCGACGCCTACGTCGGCCCGGAAGATGTCGCCATCATGATGACGCTGCTGAAGCTGGCCCGCGCCAAGTCGAACCCCGGACACGGGGACAACTGGGTTGACGGCTGCGGCTATCTGGCCTGCGGCGGCGAGATTGCGACGGGTGAAGGTTGAGCGATCAAAAGCCGAATGGGCTTGCCTGCGCGCTTCGGCGGGTGGGCAGGAACCTTCGCACGCGCAGAAAGTCGCCACGATCATCAGCGTGACAGAACTCAAAGGCTATATGCTGCAACTGCACAAAGAAGGGCGGCTTGATGAGGCCGCCCGTTCTGACATTCAAAAGCGCCTTTCCGAACTAGAAGCCTTTTATGGCCGCAAGCTGGCCTAGTCTCTGGCCGCGATCCAAGCGTGCAGCGCCTGCCATGCGGCATCACAGCCCAGCGCCACGCAGGCAAACGCCCCAGCCTTCGCAGCCGCCTCAAGATATTCTCGCTGTCCATCCTGCCAGCGCCCTTGCGTTGGGTCTCGGCGCTTCAATTCGCAGACAAACGTCACGCGCCCAGGAATGATGATGTCGGCAGCGCCTGACACCATGCCCTCGGCCTTGTGCCTCACAATCGCGCCAAGCTGCCCTCCAGCGCGCAAGCCTTCGTTTCGCGGGTGGATGGCCAGCGCGCCCCAGGTCGCCCCATACTCGCGCCGCAATCGCGCGAAAAACGTGATCTGCTCTTGCGCCTCGGTCGCGCACTTGCCGCGATAGTCCAGATCGCCAAACGTCACCACGCCGCGCTGGGCGATGTCTTGGAAGTCACTCAGCCGCATGTTGATCTACCTCATCAAAAGGATCCCATTCGGGTTCTGGTTCTGGCCTGGCATCCGGCGCCTCATCGGCTGGCCGATTATATGCCTTGATGTCAAAAAAGCCCGTCTCTGCGTTCTTCGCATAAGTCACGGTTGACGGCGCAACCTTTCCGCCGTCCGTAACTCGGTCAAATGAACTCCATGCCACCTGCCCGCGAACATGCGGCGCGTCTGGCAAGAACCAAGTGGCAAACTGCCGATATGGCGTGACCCATTCCACGCGCATCGTGCGGTTGCCTGATCGGCTGATGCCTGGCGCGCAGGACATGCTCACAACCTTGTCCGTCTGCGTGCGCGTTGGGTCTTTCTTCAGCGCCTTGAAATCGGCCACCAGCTTTTCGTTGGGGTCAACAATCTCGCCCTTGCATGTCACGCAATACCGGGCCGCGATGTCGTTGTCTGCCGCACAATGCGGGCATTCCTTGTAGGTCCAGCGATAGCCGCAACGCTCGTATTCTCCGCGCTTGCCAGCCTGCACAAGCCCCATGCAGCGCCGCCCGTGGTGGCCTGAGATCGGGCCGAAGTCGGACATGATCTGCCGCCCGTCCAGGTCCAGCACATAGCCAGCCTCGTCCTTCTGGTATCCAAGATATTGCACGTTGGCGCTGAAGCTGTTTTCGTATTGGCACGATGGGCAGACGCAGGTCAGCCCGCCACCGCCGGCAGCAGCTTTCCCAGCCTTCACCACCGGCGCGAACAGATCGCCGTCCGGGCAGTGGTCGTCAAGGTTCGTGGTGTAATCCAGCACCAAGCAGTCGTTCTTGCCTTGATGCAAGCGAAGCCCGCGCCCGATGATCTGTTGCAGCAACCCGACGCTTTCGGTCTTGCGAAGGATGGCGATCAGATCGACGTGGCTGGCATCAAACCCGGTCGTCAGCACAGAGACGTTGACCAGATATTTGATCTGTTGCGCCTTGAACCGCCGCAGGATGTCGTCGCGCTTTCCCTTCGGCGTTTCGCCCGTGACGATCTCGGACATTTCCGGCGGAAGGCTGGCCATGATTTCCTGCGCGTGCTTCACCGTGGCCGCAAAGAACATAACGCCACGGCGATCCTGCGCCTGCGCCACGACATCGCCCACGATGGCCGCCGTCTTTCGCCCGTGGCCGTGATAGGCGCGATCCACCGCGTCGGCATCAAACTGGCCCCGGCTGTTCAGTGCCAAGCCGCTGGTGTCGTATCCGCTGGCATTGATTTGGCCGATCACCGGCGGCGTCAGGAACCCCATCTCAATCAGCGACCGCGCGTCTATTTTATAGACGCACTTGGCGAAGTATGGATCGCGGGCGTTATCTTCTCCGTTAATTCTGCCGCTTTCATGCTCTCGGAAGATCCATCCTGACCCTAAACGGTAAGGCGTGGCCGTCAGCCCGCAAACGCGCAGGTTTGGGTTTCCATCCCGCATCGCCTCGATGATCTCGCGCACCGTTGGCGTGATCCCGTGCGCCTCGTCCAGGATCACCAGCGCATAGTGGTCCTTGAACCGGCTCACGCGGTTTTTCACGGTCAGCGGTGATCCAAACACCACCGGGTGCCGTAGTTCCTTTGCGCCCGCCGATGCTGAGAACATGCTGGCGCGGTTTCCCGTCGCCAGAAACTTGTCGCGGTTCTGCGTGACCAACTCGGCGCTCGGCGCAAGGCACAGCACGCGCTTGCCCGTCATGCGGTGAATGACCGCCGCAATCTCCGCAATGATGTGTGACTTGCCCGCGCCCGTGGCGGCATCGATGATGAACGGCGCGGTGCTGCGTTTCATCCAATCCAGTGCAGCCTGGGCTGCATCAGCCTGATAAGGGCGGAGGGTCATCTGACCCCCCAATAGCTTGACGGCTTGCCGCGATACGGTTCGAGATCGGCATCTGGCAGCAGCGCCTTGACCGCTTTGGCATAGGCAATCGCGCCAGCCTTTTCGGTCTTGGTCAACTTGCGTCCAGCGAAAACCACGTTCTTCGCGCCGGCGATCTTCACCATGTCGGCGATCAGTTCCTTCTTGCGTTCCTCGGCCCGATCCAGCGCCTCGCAGATCTGGTCATATTCTGCCATGATGCGGTGCGCTTCCGGCGTGTCGATGATCGGGCGCTTTGGCTCGAGGTGAACGGCTGGCGTCTTGCGCTCATCAACGTATTCGGCATGAAACTGGCGCAGGTTTGGCAGCGAAAACGCCTGCCACATCTCATCAACCTCTACACGTTCCAGCATCGTGCCGTTCGGCGACCATTGATAGAAATCCCACCACTTGCGCCCGGTGACCCAGAGCGAAAACTGGATCTGGTCGTAATAGTGCCTCTGTTCTTTCAGCGGCTTGAACGCCGGCACCTCATCTTTTCGCAGGCCAAACGGGCATTTGATCTCAAGCCCGCCGTCCTCGCCGATCAACCCGTCAGGGCTGCACCCGGCCCAATGCTCATAATTCACAAAGCCAATCTGCTCGACCTCGTTTCCCGTTTCCATGATGTATTCCGTCAGCGCGCCAGCCTCGTTGCGCGTGCCGTATTCCGTGGCGATGTTGCCTTCAAATTCTTCGGGCGCCCCGTGATACGCGCGCACCAAGCGGCGCATGATGTCATCGCGCGTTGCATATGGCGCATTGCCCAAGATCGCGCCCACGACCGATGCCGTGATCCGCCCTGCCCGTGCCTCAAACCATGCTAGACTACGTTGTTCCATTTCCGGCTCCAATCAGTTAAAGTTTGTTTGCCCAGCGCCGCGCCTCTGAATGCTCAGGGTAATCGGCTCCAACCTTCACGGCGCTGGGCGATCCATTCACATCACAGGAACTGCGGAGCGAACGGGATCTCGTCATCCATCACCGGCACGCGATAGCTGCCACCGGCAGCGCCTGCGCCGAAGTCATCACGCGATCCTGACGCCATGCCAGACCCGCCTGCCGGCAGAGGCTTGGCTTCCGCAATGTGGATGTCCTTTGATGCCTTGGAAGCCACCGCAGAAACCCAATTGCCGTGCATCATGCCGCCGTTGCGGCTGTCAGGCATCGACCACGTCATGATCGTGCAGACCATCGGCTTGTTGGTCAGCGCCATCACCAGATCATCGGTTGTCGGGATGCCAGGCTTTGCGGTCAGCTTGCCGCCAGCGTTGGCATCAATTGCCGCCAGCATCTTGCGCGCCTTGTCGCGCTTGTTCTTGGCAGCCGCTTCATCCTTCGCGCCAGGATCTGCGTCAGTGACCCACAGCTTGTGAAACACCTTGCGGTTCTTGTATTCCTCGGGCGCAAGCACCGTCCAGCGCGCCGAGATAAACTCCTCGCCCGACAGCTTGCGGTCCCATTTGATCTCATCGATCATGGCCAGCACCGACGACCCAGCCGGGATCGGTTCGATGTTGCCCGAAGGCACCTCATATTCAGTGCCAGTGTTTGCGGCGGTTTCGCCAGTGGAGAGATCCCAGAAAGACATCATGCTTCCCCTTCGTTGGTGGTTTTGGTTTGTGCAGGTGCAGCGCCGCCCAGAGACGGGATGACGCGGGCCAGCGGGTTTTGGCCGAGGTGGTATTCCAGCGGATCGGTGATGCCGTAGCGGTTCTTTGACACGTTGGCCGCCGTGGCGTGGACAACCATTTCCAGATCGCCCGTGCTGATCGCTTTCTTGCGGTCGCCCTCGTCGCCCTTGGTGTATGTCACCAAGCGCAGGAACCCCACGACATCAACGTCGTCGGTGTAAGGCGGCTGCGACTTCGGCGGCAGGCGCAGCGTCCAGCGCATGTAATCGTCAACGTCGGGCAGCTTCAGCGTTTCGACATCGGCGTGCGCGACAAAGACAACGTGCATCCCGCGCTTTTCGTTTGCCAGCCCAGCACCTTTGCGAACCCGCTGGTGCATGGCAGACACCGCAGCCGTTCCGGCACCGTATCCGCCAAGGGCTTGGTTGATGCTCTTGGCCTTTGGATCTTGCGCCAGAACATCCGCCACGAACAGCCGCTCAAGGGCGGTCACGCTGTCAATCACCAAAGTCTGGTAATCGTGCGGCTCGTGGATGATGGCCGTGATCTGCTCCCAAAGGTCAGCAGCCTTTTGCAGCAGCGGGAAAGCGTCCGGGCGATTGCCTGCCGGGATGGCCTGCATCCCATCCTCGGCGCGGATGAAGATCGGCTTCGGGAATGCCGCTGCAAGGCTCGTCTTGCCTCGCCCAGCATCGCCGCAAATAGTCACTATAACAGGCCGATCAACAGGCTTGCGCGCTAACTCCATGATAGACATGGATCGTTCCTTTCTTGTTTGGCACCTTGTGCCTTGCGTGGCGGGTCACGCTTCAAATCCCGCCTGTTGACATTGCATATTGCGCCGTGGCATGTCAATAGGGCATGATGCACAAAAAAGGAGAGCATGACGTGCTGACACTTAACGAGATTAAGCGCCTGCTTGCGGATCGCCGCCTAGATATTGTGTCGAGCGCCACCGGCGTTCACCGCAACACCCTGGCCGCCATTCGAGATGGCAAGAACGACAACCCGACGCATCGCACGCTGCAAAGCCTGTCGGATTACTTCACCGCAATGGACTGCTGACATGGATTGGGATTTCCCGGCACCAACGCGAGATGCACCCGTCGCTGAAAAGCCAAAGCCAGCACCTGCCCGACCGGCGCGGGTCGATCTGCCGCGTGTGCCTGATTACATTGTGGAGCAATGCCTGACCCACCTCGGCGCTTTCGCAAAGCAAGACCCCGAAGCCGTGGCGTGGGCCTGCTATGACTGGCTGCAAATCAATCAGGCCGGGCTTCCTGTCCTGCCGCTTATTGATGGTGCCGCCCGCGAGGATGCACGCTTCTGGGCTGAGACGGCGCACCCGGCTGAGTTGGAATGTTATGCCTTGGCCGCCATCGACCGGCTGGGCGGCATCAGCAGCGGTCATGCCATGTTCGCCTCGCGGCAAATCAAGCGCTTGGCTGGCGCATTGTTTAAGCGCATGTCGCCCGGCGAACAGGCGGCGTTTGCAAAGTGGATAAAGGAACAAACAGATGAGCGCGGATGATTTCGCAGACTTTGAGGCAGGCTATAACGGCGCGAAGTTTGGCGCCCAGCCCGCGCAGATCTATTCCGACGACTTCAGCGCCGAGGATTTCGCACCGCCAGCGCCAGAAGCCCCGGAGCGCAACGACCGCTTCCCGCCTCCGTTCCCGCTCGACGGCGTGGATCTGCTGACCCCGCCAGGCTTTGTCGGTGACGTGGCCGCATGGATCGACAGCCAGTGCCGCTTTCCACGCCGGCGCTTGGCCGTGGCATCCGCCATCACCGCCATCGGGAACATCGGCGGCCTGCGCCATGAGGACGCCCGCGACGGCGTGACAGCCAACCTCCTGGCCTTCTGCGTGGCCGCATCCGCCACTGGCAAGGAAGCCGTGATGCAGGCCACCACCGACCTGCACATTGCGGCTGGCGTGCATTACGCGCTGCAAGGCGGCATCAAGTCCGAGCAGGAAATCATGCGGAACCTGATCGAGCATCAGGCGGCCTATTACATCATCGACGAGATCGGGATCTTTCTCATCAAGGTCCGCAATGCCCAGCGCCGTGGTGGCGCGGCTTACCTTGAAAGCGTGTTCGGCGCGATCATGTCGGGCTATTCCAAGGCCAACAGCCGGATGCTGCTGCAAGGCGACACCAAGCGCGAACTCCGCAAGCTATACGGCGCAATCGCCGCCAAGGCCGAGGACGATGGCCGCGAAGATCAGGCCGCCCGCGCACAGCGGATGCTGCGAATGATCGACGAGGGCCTGGACCGCCCGTTCCTGTCTGTGGTCGGCTTCACTACACCCGGCACATTTGATCAGATCATGGATGGCGAAACAGCCACGCAGGGCTTTGTGGGCCGCGCCATCATCGTATCCGAGACAGACAACAACCCAGAAGAACGTGACGCCTTCCGCAAGCGCCCGATGCCAGAAGGTCTGGCCATGAAGCTGGCGCAGATCTTTCACGGCGGCAATTTCGACGTGATGAACAGCGGTGGCCGCATCGAATACTCCGGCGACCGCGAACTGGTCCGCACCGACGACGACGCCAGCGAGATGCTCCGCAAGGTCAGCAAGTGGCTGCATTCATACGCCGAGGAAATGGGCGAGAACACCGGCGAGGCGTCCGTTGCGATGATCCGCCGATCCTATGAGATCGTCGCCAAGATCAGCTTCATCCTCGCCATCCCCGGATGCCGCAGGACCGCCGAGCATGTCCGCTGGGCATTCGCCTATGTCCGCGCCGAACTGGATGCCAAGATCAAGCTGGTCTTTGCCAACGACAACAGCAAGGACCGCCCCGAGGAGGCCATCGCTGCGCGCGTGGTGAATTACATCGACCCCGACAAAGGCGCGACAACAAGCGTGCTGGCGAACCGCATGAAGATGAAACCGCCACAGCTTGAGCCGATCCTCGCCAAGATGGAAGCCGCCGGGATGGTCCGCAGAACGCCGGGAAAAAAGGCTTGGAAAGGCAAAGTGCCTGACGTTTGGGTTGTCGTGTGACCGCCACGAACGGCGACATCCAAAAGCGCGCCTCCGGGCGCGTTTTTTGTTGGCTGGCGAAGATATCCGCGAAGATATCGCGCCAAATATCTTGTAAGACTTTGATATTAAAAAGCAAAATGACCATCTTACACGTTATCCAAGTTACACCTCTATATAACAAATCACGACCACCAGAAATCGCTTTATAGGGGTTTTGTGGTATTCATTTGTAAGTATATATATATAGATATCTTATATCTTAGTCTTATTTCTCAATAGAACCAAAGGCTTGCAAGTTATCCGGCCCGTGTATCTTCGCGTGTAACATTTAACTTCGTCGCATCCCTTGATCGGTTGGCCGTCTTGCGGCACCATCCGCCCCATGAAAGATCCAACCGACATTATCGGCCTTCATCGCGGCATGTTCCCTCTGGCGCTGCATGAGGCCAAGAAGGGCGACAGGATCTTGTATTGGATCGGCCAGCACTGCGGCGGCCCGCATCGCCTCGATGCCGCGGCAGCATCAGATGCCGGCATGTGCCTACTGTTCTGCAAGCGCGTTGGCAAAGGACTGTTTGCATATCTCGCCGTGAAGCGGTAAGGTGTCAGCACAACACCTCCCTGTTGGACACCTGCCTCTACTTAGCCCAGCCTCGCGCTGGGCTTTCTTTTGCCTGAACCTTGCGCTAAACTGCGCCCCAGCGACCGGGCCGCATCGCCCGAGATGAAGGTGAACAGCATGGCTGGCGGCAGGCCCACAGTTTACGGCGACGACATCCTGAAAACGGCGCGAGGATACCTCACGTCGTTCAAAGATATGGGCGACCCTGTGCCGACAATCGCCGGCCTTGCTTGCGTTCTCAGCATCACACGCGAAACCTGCCACACCTGGGCAAAAGAGCCAGACAAGGCAGAGTTTTCTGACATCTTAAAGCAACTGGCCCAGCGCCAGGAGCGTGAACTGGTCGCTCACGGCCTGGTTGGCAACTTCAACGCGCCGATCACCAAGATGATGCTGACCAAGCACGGCTACTCTGACGCGACCAAGCAAGAACTCTCTGGCCCAGACGGCGGCGCGATCATCCAGAAGATCGAGCGCGTCATCATAGATCCGAAGGACTGACGAATGAAGCTGATCGATCCGGCAACAGGGCAGGCAGTCTGGGATAGCAACGACCCCAACGCTGGCCCCGTCCCGCCTGCGCCAGAAGGCCGTCAGTGGGTGCGCGTGGATGAGCCTGGCGACACGATGGCGCCGCGCCGCACAGCACCGGGCATCCTCGACATCGGCAACGGCGTCACCGAGCGGCTTGCGTTCCTGAACCAGACGTTCAACCCGGTCGAAGGCATCGGCAGCGCCATGCGGGCCGGATCTCGCATGGTGGCGCCCGATCAAAGCTACTGGGACCGCATCGCATCGCTGGGCGAGATGGTGTCAGGCGTGGCCAGCATTGCCGCGCCTATCGCAGCAGCCAAGGCTATCGGCGTGCCTGCCGCCAGCGCGATGATGGAGGGGCTGCTGGGGTTCTCGCCGGCACGCCAAGCGGCTGGTGATATGGCAACGCAGTTCGCACGCAGCGAAAGCGGGGCGCTGCCGGGTGGTGGGCCTGGGCGTGCGCCGCTGACCTTCGCCGAGGTGGAGCGTGCGATGAGGCAGCCCTTCGACATGGGCCGTGGCATGGGCGACAACGGCGGCCCGCCCATGAGAGACGTGGTGACACGTAGAGGCTATGAGCGCATCGGTTCTAATGTCGCAGAGAACTTGAGCGGCGTCCCGTCAGCCGCAGAAATCGCAGGGCGCGGGCCGACAATGCCAGGCGCTGGCCTGACCGACGTTAAGTCGCAAAAGCCAACTGCACTTTCAGGCAGCTACAGCCGTGGGTTCGTTGATGAGGAATTGGTTGCGCCAGTGCAGGCAAGCATAGCAGACCTTGAGGGCCGGACACTGATGGGGATCGTTGGCGACACGTCTGGTCGGCAGACTGTCACGCAGGTCAACGAAGATGTGTTCGAAACCCCAATCGATACGCAGGGCGGCTTCCAATACATCGACCGTCCGGGGCAAGGTTACGCTGGGGCGCAAAGCGCCACATCCAGCAAGCTGAATGAGGCAAGCCAAACTGAAGATCCAGTTTACATCAGCTTGTTGATGGGCGAGCAATCGCCTGACTTTGCTGTTCCAGAGTCGCAGATATTTGGCCAGATGCTTAGGAACGCTCCAATTGCCACGAAAAACATTCCAACAATTGATGAGGCCATTCGCGGCATCGGAATGTCTGTTGTGAGAAAGAAGATCGTTGACGGCAAAGAGGTCAAATACAGCGAAACAATATATCCATTCGGTGACTTTAAGAGCATTGGAACACCTGGATACTTTGACGCATATGTGGCTGGCCTTCCGACTGGCACCCAGCGTGCTGCGCTTCTGAAGGGATTGGACAAGGCAAATCTGCAAAAGATGGGCCTACCCAAAGTCTCTGACGCTCGGGCCGCGATGATGGATGAGGCTCAGATCGGCATGGACTGGGGAACGACTGGCTATCGCGCATTCACTCCAGACGTTGAGCGTGGCGCATTCCGCACAACGCCGGATCAGTCGCTGACATATCAGTATGGTGTCGATAAGGTCGGGCCAGCCATATCGCTCACCGGTCAAGGGCGTGGCATACCGTATGCGCTGACATTCCCAGATCTGGCGTCAGACCTTCGAGCAAAGGGAACTGGCGGCGGCCTTGAGATGACAAGCCCGGCCTACAAGGTGTTTGAGGGAAGCCCTAAGCGATCAAAGCAACCTGTCACGCCCCTTGTTGTGGATCTTGTTTCGACGTTCCGTGAGGTCGAAGACAGGTTCGGTCGCCGTCCGGCTATGCAATTTGCCGCTGACACTCTAAAGGACGTGAAGGTCACCAAGGAGATGATTGAGGCGGCACGTCGGGCCAACGCTCCAACATGGATGATCGCCGCGATGTCGTCCGCTGGGCTTATGTCCGCGCGTCCCGAAGATGAAGGTCTTTAAGGTGGCCGAGTGAAACTCCAGCTAAAGACCCCACGCTGGTCTCTGCCGATCCTCAAGCGACCCGACGCCCGCTATCTCGGGGCGTACGGTGGCCGAGGATCTGGCAAGTCGCACTTCTTCGCAGAGATGCTGATCGAGCGCAGCGTCAGCGAAAAGGTTGACGCGGTCTGCGTGCGCGAGGTGCAGAAGTCTCTGGCCCAGTCGGTCAAGAAGCTGATCGAGAACAAGATCGAGGAGATGGGCGTCGGCCACATGTTCGAGATCCAGCAGACGCAGATCAAGTCTGTCCACGGCGGCGTGATCGTGTTCCAGGGGATGCAGAACCACACGGCAGACAGCATAAAGTCGCTGGAAGGTTTCGACATCGCGTGGGTGGAAGAAGCGCAGTCAATCAGCCAGTTCTCGCTGGACATCCTGCGCCCGACCATCCGCAAGCCCGCATCGCAGCTTTGGTTTACATGGAACCCGAGATACGACACTGACCCCATTGAGCAGTTGCTGCGTGGGCCTGGCGCCCCTGACAAGACGGTTGTCATCGAAGTCAACTACAGCGACAACCCTTGGTTCCCCGAGGTGCTGCGCGAGGAAATGGAATACGACAAGCGGCGCGATCCTGACAAATACATGCACGTCTGGAAGGGCGAGTACGTCCGCAACAGCGAAACCCGCGTGTTTAAGAACTGGGCCATCGAAGAGTTCGAGGCACCGCCTGATGCCGTGCATCGCCTCGGCGCCGACTGGGGCTTCGCCACAGATCCGACCGTTGGCGTGCGCTGCCACATCATTGGGCGCAAACTCTACATCGACCACGAAGCCTATCAGGTCGGTTGCGAGATCGTGGACACGCCTGCGCTGTTCATGACGATCCCTGACGCTGAACGCTGGCCGATGGTGGCCGACAGCGCACGGCCAGAGACCATCAGCCACATGCGCAAGAACGGCTTCCCGAAGATCCAGCCCGCCGTCAAGGGGCCGAAGTCGGTCGAGGAGGGCGTCGAGTGGCTGAAGTCTTTTGACATCGTGGTGCATCCCCGCTGCAAGCACACCATCGATGAACTGACGCTCTACAGCTACAAGACCGACCGCGACACGGGCAGCATCCTGCCGATGCTGGAGGACAAGGAAAACCACGTCATCGATGCTCTGCGCTATGCCTGCGAGGGCGCACGCCGGGCGGGCAAGCAGGAGAAGGCGAAGCCTCGCCTCGTCCCCGTCAGCATGCCGATGGCACGTCATTGATATTCTGTTGGGCCTGTCATATACTGCGGCCCAAATATCCAGCGAAAGGCGCGCACCTTGGCCCGCATGACCAAAGACCAGCGGCTTGCAAACGTCCATGCAGAAGCATTGGCCGAGTTCGATGACATCCAGGGCGTGATGCGCGATGAGCGTTTGCAGTGCCTGGAGGATCGCCGCTTCTACTCCATCGCCGGCGCGCAGTGGGAGGGCAACCTCTATGAGCAATATCTGAACAAGCCCAAGTTTGAGGTGAACAAGGTACACCTCTCCGTCATGCGGATCATCAACGAATACCGCAACAACCGCATCACGGTTGACTTCGTCAGCAAGGACGGCACAGCCGACGACAAGCTGGCCGACGTGTGCGATGGGCTGTTCCGGGCTGACGAGCAGGACAGCGGCTCCAACGAGGCATACGACAACGCATTTGAGGAGGCTGTCGGTGGTGGCTTCGGTGCGTTCCGCCTGCGTGCTGTTTACGAAGACGAATACGACGAGGAAAACGAAAAGCAGCGCATCCGCATTGAGCCGATTTATGACGCCGACAGCACGGTGTTCTTTGATCTGGATGCCAAGCGCCAGGACAAGGCCGACGCGCGGCTTTGCTACGTTCTGACCGCGATGACCCGTGACGCGTACCGTGCAGCATGGGATGACGATCCGACCACCTGGCCGAAGGGCATTGAGCAGTGGGCCTTTGACTGGGCCACGCCCGATGTCGTCTATGTGGCTGAGGTCTACCGCGTCGAAGAGGCGTCAGAGACCATCCGCATTTTCCAGACCATCGACGGGCAGGAAGAAAAGTATTCCGAAAAGGACTTCGAGGACGACGAAGAACTGGAAATGATGCTGGAGGCTGTCGGCACCAAAGAGGTCCGCCAGCGCCGCGTCAAGCGCCGCAAGGTGCGCAAGTACATCATGAGCGGTGGCAAGGTGCTGGAAGACAGCGGCTACATCGCCGGCGACCAGATTCCGATTGTCCCGGTCTACGGCAAGCGTTGGTTCGTGGACAACATCGAGCGGTGCATGGGCCACGTCCGTCTGGCTAAGGATGCCCAGCGGCTGAAGAACATGCAGCTTTCCAAGCTGGGCGAGATCAGCGCGCTTTCGACTGTTGAGAAGCCGATCTTCACGCCCGAGCAGGTGGCCGGCCACGAAATGATGTGGTCCGAGGACAATCTGCGAAACTATCCCTACCTGCTTTTGAACACCGTTACCGACGCCAACGGCGGCGAGGTTCTGTCTGGCCCGGTCGGCTACACCAAGCCGCCCCAGATCCCGCCTGCATTGGCTGGCCTGTTGCAGATCACCGAGCAGGACATGAGCGATCTGCTGGGCAAGCCCGACGCTGCCGAGGAAGTCGTCTCCAACGTCAGCGGCAAGGCTGTCGAACTGATCCAGCAGCGCCTGGACATGCAGACCTTCATCTACATGTCGAACATGTCGAAGGCGATCAAGCGTTGCGGCGAGATCTGGCTTTCGATGGCGCGTGACATCCTTGTTGAGCCTGGCCGCAAGATGAAGTCGGTCGGGCTTGGCGGTGAGTTGTCCAGCATTGAGATGGGCAAGCCGATCCTGAACGTCGAAACCGGCGAAGTGGAATATGAGAACGACCTGAGCAACGCCAAG